GTATTTTGAGCGGTTGGGTATTCAATGTGGTGATTGGTTATGGCAAGGAGATAAATCTAATTTAACTTATAGTAGTCGAATTCCTTCGTTAAAAGAGTTGGCGTTTAAGCAATTGTCATTTTCCCATTATACACATGGGACGCGTTATGGACAAGTGTCCTGGTGTAGTACGGCTGAGAAGTTTGGGCCAGCTGAAGTGCTTCATAATTATCGAGAGTTTAATGTTGATAATTCGACACGTGGGCCAGGATTTATTCAGGCTTCGCGTTATTTGAGTCGAGCACTTGTGATGTTATATGATAATATGTTGAAAACTAGACGTCATTTTGATTCGATAAAGTTTGATTATAACCCGATGAGATGTGTTATGGAAATGAATATGATGGCATCGTCTGGGATTCGTGCTGGTTATTCTTCTGCTACAGTTGTTAATGGAACTCGGGTAGTTGTGAGTCCAATTGGGAAAAAAATAGAACAGTTACCACATGCTTTGAAATCTCATGCTGAGTGGGTTAAAGATTTACGAGATGGTAAGTTTCGTCATCTTGAGTCTCACTGTGTTATTAAAGTTAAAGTTGAGCGTAAATGTGCATATGCTGCGACTGTAAAGAAATTGATGCAGCTTCATAATAAAAAACGAGAATACTTTATGACGAATACGCGTCAGCAAATAAATTCGACATGGATTAATGGTCCGCGAATTAAACTTGAACGTGGTAATGTAATTAACATTGGTCGTGTGTGGTGGAAAGGTGGTGCGTTAGAGTTTGCTAGATATTTGAATTATGATGTTCCTGATATGAGGTGGTATGAAGGTGATTATCGTGCTCATGATAAGCATATTGTTGATTGGTTGTTAATGGTGTACCAGTCATGTAATGCTCAGTATTATGATTTTGATAGTATGACTCAAGCTGAGAAAGAAATGTTTATTTTTGCTAATATGGACACGTTATTTAATATGGTTGTTAAACCAACGTGTCATACTGGTAATATTTGGAGAATTTTAAAAGGTTTTTTGTATTCCGGAGGAAAAGAGACGAGTCACGCTGGGTCTTTTTGTACAGCGTTGTGTTTCTGTATTTTCTTATGTTATCAGATGGAACATTATCCAGGTCGTTCTGCTCGTATATATAAATGTGTCGTTCTTGGATTTATTAGGATTGCAATTTATGGTGATGACCATTTGTGGTGTGCCCCGGCTATTTTGGAGGATATAATAAATGAGCTTGAGTTTGCGATAGTTTCAAAAAAACTATTTGGGATGGAGATACAGGAAATTATGTCCCATTCCAAATTTTTATCTGAACCGAATATGGCGACGGGCGAATTGTCGTTTGTTGGACCTAAGTTTTTGAAACGTTATTTCATTGCTGGCGATATTTGTCCTGTTTTGCCGTTTAAACCAGCTTCGGAGACTTTTGCCAAGTTGTTAGCTCCAACTAGTGACTTACCTGTTGATACAATATTGCGAACTTTAGGGCAAACTTGGGATACTATGTTTACAAATCCTATATCATATCAAGGATGTATGATAATTTATGATGAGATGTTAAAACTTGATGGTCGTAGTCCCGCTGAAATAATAGAGTCATTGTCTGAGCAAGATAAAAATTTCATTAGTATGTG